CCGTAACGAGAACCTGCTTCAATTTCAGTGTCCCCATATACTCCACCACGGAAATATGCTACTGGGTGATTTCCACCATTACCATCTGCTTCTTGGCAAACGAACATAAATACGTCAACCAATCCTGAGATGATTTCTTTTGGACGTTTATCTAAGGCTGGTGTGATACCACTATGAGATACACCTAATGTGTCCACGTAGTCCTTTTTCTCAGCATGTGAGATAAAGATTAATGTATAACCCATTTGACCTAAACTGTTGATTACATCTTGGAATTCATCTCTTACGGCTCTATAGCCTTTACCAAAACCTAAGTCAGTTAAGTCTTCAATATCTTTTTGTGCTTTGATAAACTTTTCACATAATCCCCACATTAAAGGGGCTGTGTCTAATATAATTGTATCATATATTGCTCTTACTTCTTCTTTCTTTAATTGCTTAACATAATCTTTCATATCAAGCCAAGAAGTAACAGGGACTGCTTTAATTCCATCAATTAAATTGTACCCTGGTTCGAACGCTAAAAGTAAAGGTTTTTCAAATTGGCATGCAGTTGTTGTCTTACCTGTTTTTGCTCCACCATAGATGAAGAACATTTTTCCTTGTACGCCAGACTTTACTCTATGTTCTTGTACCGTTAATAAATCTAATCTTGCCACGTTTTATACCTCCTAGAATAATAAGTTTGCTCCAGCTGCTTTATTTGTTGCTGCTGTAACTTGTGCTCTTGCGTTGTACTTTTCAGTTATTTCATTATTTTGAGTTGTAACGATTGCTTGTAGGTCTTTTAAGTTATAACCACTTTCTTCTGGGTCAACTGGTGGAGTACCTGCTGTGATTTTTAATAATCTAATTGTATTAGTATAAGTTTGTTTGATTGGTTCTCCAAAACCTAATTCTTTTTCTACAACTCTTTCATGTTGTTCATAAACGATTTCACCACATAATGTTACTAAATCACCTGTGTTATAATTATCGTTGATATATTTAACTGCTGCTGGGTCATCAAATCTTAATGTTAATTCATTAACTCTATTACCAAATGCTACATTTAATAATTTTAAGTCATAAGTTCCAGTATCGTTACCTTCTTTGTCGATAACTTCTTTAATTGAACTGATTACACCTTGAACTTCAAAACTATTTTGATTAATAGCATCACTTGCTGCAGCTCTAACGAATGAACCACCTATTCTCCAGTTATTAACAATTCTGTTATCTCTTTCTGAATAGAAACTATTATCTTCAATACGAGCATTACTTACTGCTATCTTAGGGGCTTTTTGCACACCTACAGTTCTAGCTGAAGGATAGTCTATCATTTTGGCTAATCTTTCATAGATTGTATTCTTTTCGCCTGAGTTCTTTAATTCATAAGCGAATACAGAGATTGGGATAATATAATCGTTATCAGTCATTACTTCTAATTCTCCTGATAAATATTTACGACCTTTCTTATCCACTTTGTTTTCAATGGAATTGTCCATTAGAGTACCTTGAATAGTTACTCTGTTTAACATTTGTTTTAAATCTTCTTTTGCCATATTTTCCTCCTTAATTTAAGACAAGTTCATTATATCATTATTCTTCGTTTTTGTCAATATCTTTTTTTAATTCTGTTAAACTTTTTTCTTCGCCGTCCACATTTAATCTTGCTTTAGTGGAATTCGCAAACGCATCTAAATCTACAAAACCTAAACGTCCATGTTGATAGAATAAACCGAAGTTCATATCTTTTAATTTAGGGTGCTCGTCTATTAGAGCGCTTACTCCAGCTACTATGTCTTTTATGTCGGCCATATGGCTATCATAATCAACAGATTGAGTATCTTTGTCTTCTATCTTCATTATTTCCTCCTTGTTTTCCATATCATATCATATATTGAAACCTTCTGTGAAGTCTAAATGGAAAACTTTTTTTAATTTTTTAATTTTTAAAAAAGGCTTTTTTTCTTAAAATTTAACGAATTTTTGTGGCGTATATCGCTTTTTATATTTTAATAAATAAATTATATTATAAAAAGATTTTAATTGTTTTACGCTAGTTTATTTTGCTAAAATGGTTTGATAGCTCTATACAAAAAAAGAAGGGTTGTCATTACTGACACCCTTCGATACTATATTAAAAGAATGGAGCGACGGCTTTATTCAAGCCATCAAGCTATCCTCCTCAATCTGCTAATTTTCGTTCTTATATCCCTTGAAGTCAGTATATTACGATTATTAAATTATTGTATCTTGTCGCTCCAAAGGTATATAGTTTTACTCTTATTTGAAATTAGAGGGGAGAGGTTAATCTCCCCATTTATTTTCAAGAGTAATATTAAAGGTATTAGTTACCTTTAATCATTTTAGCTACAGTGATATTTTCACCAGCTCTAGGAACATAAGAAGCTTCTCTTGCTTGTCCTCCAACTGTGATTTGGTATCCATTGATGCTTTCTCCGTTGAATGCAGCTGCGAATAATTCAGCTACTGTTTCAGTTCCGTGACTGATAACTGGATTAGCTCCTCCTGGTACTTTAGTGATTATTACTGAATAAATGTTTTCCATATGAAAATTTCCTCTCTTTCTTTCTTTATTCTTTTAAATGATTATTCTTTAATCATTTACAATATAATTATATCAAATTATATTAGATTGTGTGAAGTATTTTATGAAAGTTTTTGCAATTTTAGAATATATCTTCTTGAGTTGCAACAGGAACTTCTTCTAATACTTCAGGTTCTTCAAAACTTTCTTCATACTTGTTGTAGTGATTATCAAAAATTGTTTTGAAGTAATAAGTTCCACCATTCTCCATAACTAAGTCAATAAATTGAACTATCATTAATGAAGCAGTTTGAAGCACTATTGGCAATACTGTAATTGATGTTCCACATGCTGATACTTCTGCGTTGTCATCATCATAAAAGTCTGCCTCATACTTACTAAAATCTTTTACGCTCATATCAAGAGAATAAACTCTTGCTTGGTCAGAACCTAAACGGCTTTCCCAACAATGAACGATATTTTTATTCTCTTTCGCTGTTGCCCAAAGTTCTTTACGAACTTTCATGCTATCAACTAATAAGAATACATACCCAGACATTTTGTCTATACCAGGGTGCTCATCATCAGCTACTGGTAAAACAGCAGTTGTATGAACATTGACAACAATATTAGGATTGATAAGTTTTAATTTGTCTGCTAATGCTTCTGCCTTTAATTTTCCTAAATCTTCTGTGTCGTAATATTGGTTAGGTATGTTATGTATCTCAACATCATCAAAGTCATAGATATTTAATACTGGGCAACCCATTCTTGCTAATTCCATAGCAACAAATGAACCAGTAGCTCCTACTCCAATGATGTGGATTGGATATTTAACATTGTCTGGAGAGAACACGCTAATGTGTCTAGATAAGTCCATATTATATTCCCCTTTCTTAAAATATAATCTTATAATATTTTCATATTACATATATATTATATTATAAATTATTACCTTTTGAAAAGTGTTTTATCTATTTTAATCTCCTAAAACATCTTGCCAATAGTTAGGGTCATTCAATACTTCATCAAATGAACTTACATACTTAACGTCGATGTCTTCTAGCATTGGCTTTTCTACCTTTTCGCTTTTTTTTCCTGACTTGTATAAAGAACTTCTTCCATAAGTTGATGTAGGGGTAGATGTTGCAGCCTTATATTCTTTCTTACTAACCTTTTCTTTTATTTCTTCTTCTATTGTCTTACGAAGTTCTGTAGCTCCTGGATTGTAGTCTTTTAAATCGGCTTGGTCCATATGTATTTTTAAACCATGCTCATAATCATAAATATCAATATGATATTCACGCTTTTTATTTGTAATCAAACGAATAAACCAAGGATTACCATCTTTGAAATATTCCATTTGACTATCGTCTTGACCTGAAGGAGATGGACTCATATTTACATGAGAGTGTCCCCATAGTTTTATTTTACTTTGTTGTTCAGGTGCTGTATTGTTCCAGAACTCTAATAAACCTTCTGCTGTAATTTCAGTTGTTGTTGAGTGAACTTCTTGTTTTAATAGAGCACAGTCAGTTATTAAGAACCCTTGTTTATCAAATTGTTCTACATAAGCTAACCATCCTATTTCTCCTTCTACCAAATCACAATACATTTCCATTTTTTTGTCTTGCTAAAGGTAAAATGTATAATTCATATCTATTATCTAAAAAGGTTACAGATTTTGCCATATTAATTAGCTCCTTTCTTTAATTCTTCGTATAATTCAGGTTTATGTTCTTTACAATATTCTAAGAATTGGTCATCTTTACCAGAGTAAGATGCTACGTTATCTGAATTGTATGGTGTATCTAAACCTGAGAAACTTACTCCATGATTTTGTTTCCATTTTAAGAACTCGTCCCAATTTGCGTTTTGTACTTCCTCTTTATATTCTTTTGGTAAATCTTGTGATAAGACTTTATCTCTCAATATATCAAGACCGGCACAATATACCAAATTGTTGTCATCATCATATATAGGATACCACCATACTTTTTTACCTGCATAGTCTCTCATATTTGCTGTTGTAATATATTGTTTTAAACACATAAAGTAATATTCAAGACCATGTTCTGCTGTATGGGCTATTACATCATTAAATTCTCCACCACATAGATGTCCTTT